GCTTTTTTTAAAACTATACTAAAAAAATACCTAATAAAACCAGATGTATGGCTAGAAGTTATTTATGTAGTTTCTGGCCGTCAATTTAATCATGATTGGAAAAGCTGGGAAACAACTACTATAGAGGAATTAATGGCTTTATTGGAAGTGGCAAAGAAGCTAGAAAAACAAATATGATATTACAGCCCGGTACTTACTGCTTTTTAAACACTATTAATAACAAAGTATATGTAGGTTCTGCTCAATGTTTAAATACTAGAATTAATCATCATTTAAAAGGCTTACATTCTAATCCGTTACTTCAAAATGCTCTTAAAAAATATGGATTAAAAGCTTTTAATATTACTTATGTAATCACTGAAACTCATGCAGAAGCTAGAATGCAAGAGCAATTACTACTAGATTATATATTTCAAAATAATGTACCTAAATATAATCTTAGCCCTGTTGCTGGAGGGGGTAAAACTTTAATTAATTACAGCAATCACAACTCTCAAAGTAGAAAGATATATTATGCTTTAGAAGTTAATAATAGCAATAATATTTATACCTTTGAGTCAGGGTATGAGGCAAATAAATTCACTAATGTTTTACGTAGTAGCATTTCAGACAGTTGTAAGAAAGGCAAGCCTTATAACTCAGAGTCCGGACGCTGGTTGTTTTCAGATGTTTCTATTAATAACTTAAAAGCCCAGCTTAATAACTTAACACAAAAAGAAATTAAAGGGTTAAATAATTATTCTAAGGGGTTTATACTTATTAATAAGATTACAAGAAAACAGTCACAAATTTTTTATAGCAGTTCAGACCCAATAAAATATGGCTATATATTGCATCAAAGTAGTTTAATACAATGTTTGTTAGGTAAACTTAAATCCGTTAATGGCTACTATATTACATTGTGTATTTAATTGGAAAAACAGATATGAACACAATAAGTTGTTGGTTGCAAGGTGGTTTAGGTTCCCAGCTTTATCAAATTGCGGAAGTATATCAAAGAGTAGAAAAAGACCCCCGCTTAATTCCAATTTTTGATTATAGAACAGCGCGAGTAATGGGGCAAGGCGAACCACCTTTAGTATATAAAAATACTTTATACAAAAATTTATGCTGGGATTTCAACCCTCCCGACATTTTATTAAAAGGTTTTTGGAAGCAAAGTCCTAAAAACACTGTAATTAAAAAGTTAAACAAAATTTTAGATTTACCGAAAGTAGAAAACAATAATTACGTAGGTGTACACGTACGAAGAGGTGATTTACTGAGATATAATTTACCAGTACTTTCATTAGAGTATTATTTTGAAGCTTTAAAAGGATATGACCCTCAAAAAGTATTATTTTTTTCAGATGATATAGAATACTGCAAAACAATATTTGGTAAAGAGTTCAATTATTTTACTAATCAAAACGTTTTAGATACTTTTGTATATTTAAGAAACTGCTCTAAAATTATTACAGCTAATTCTGCTTTTTCACAATGGGCAGCTTTTTTGAGTCGGGCAAAAACGGTCGTAACTCCTGAATCCACAAAAATACATCTACCGCATTGGACATTACTGAGTTATTAAACTTGCTTTTATAAAGTGCCTTTAATATAAGACATTATTAAGCCAAAGTGTTCAGGGTCAGATTTATAGAACTTAGACAAATCAGAGGCAGAAGAAAAATTTTCAAATCCCGTAGAGAATACTTCTGTTGCACCTGAAATATAATACTTAGCCGTATACGGGTTTGGAAATTTGCCGTCAAAAGCTTTTTCTAGCCCGAAAGTTTTATTACCTGTAATTTCAGATAGTAATTTAGGAATTGCACTTGTTCTGCGCTTTTCAATAAAGTCTGTTTCTGCTTTAGCGGTTTTAGGCGTACTTTTTCCAGCAAAATGTCCTAGCTCATGAAATAATTCTTTTCTTTGTTGAATTAAGTTACTTTTAGCATTTATTTTAATTGTTCCAGCTCTTCTATCTGCTTGAGAACGACCTTCCCCTAGGTTAACGGAATTAAGTCTATACTCTTTATTTGATAATTTATAAAAATCATTAATAATTTGCTTTAAAAAATTCGGCCCAGTACCTTTATATGTAGGCCCAGGTCTACCTAATAAAACAGATAATAATTTTGCAGCAGCAGGCACAGAGCCGCCTTTAGAAATAAAAGCTTTTTCTGCTAAATTAATAGCTTTAGCCCTTTTTAAAGAATTAACAGCGGTAATAATCTTGGACTTATTTTTTGGCGATATTTGTACTAAGCAATCTTTCGCTTTAGAAATACAAGAATTTTTGCAATTAGCTCCAACTATACATTTTTTTGGTCCTAGCTTTTGATTTTTCACAGCGTTAAGTTAGTATAGGAGGAAGAGTCTCGGAGTCTTTAACATAAGGAGTAACAGCTGTCCCAAAAATTTGGTCATTAATAGCTAGCTGAGGAATTGGCATTTGAATGTCCCCAGATGAGTCTCTAAATTGCTGTTGAGAATGTCCAGAAGTATGCCCATGAGATAACGGGCAGATTTTTTCCCATGTATATTGGTTATTTCTTAATGTACAAATAGCTTTAAAAGATTCAGAATTACCTAGAATAATAATTTCTAACCCTAAATTATTAAAGCTTGCTTCAGGTAAAGACTCATTTTCTTTATAAATCAATGGTCCTGGTAAAACTATTAATAAAGATTCGTAGCTATTGTTTATTGTAAAAGCTAAAACTTGTTTATTTAAAAAGCTTTCTGGTAAAATACCGTTAAAAGGTTGTAATGGCGAAGACCAATCAGAAGCGTAACTTACTGCATTATCAGTAGAAGTAAAATTATACAGCTCTACTTTGCACCTACTTTTTTCCTGGGGGTCAGCAATACTTACAATTTTAGCTGGAAGACAATTTAAAGCTTGATTAGTATTAATGTAACTTGCCTTTGTAAGTAAATTCTTTACTCGTTCTAAGTTATCAAACATTTAATTAAAGCTTGGTTTATAAATAATAACCACTACTAAAGACGGTTATTGTATAAATAGTATTAAAGCTTTATGGATAATTTATACTCTGATTTATATAATTCTTTTACAAATGACGGCCAATCGCTAGAAAATGCTATTTTTTCATACATTACAGCAGATAGCTCTGTATTTTTAGAAGGGGCTAATAAAAGATTTTATTCAGAATACGGGTACTACGATGGATTACAGTTGCTATATAGTCTGCCATATCATCCAATTGTTTCAGGTTCATTTTTAAAATTAACGCAGGAAGTTTCTGGATTAAATTCTCAAGTAATTCCTGCTGAAAATATTTCCAGATTTAAAGCAATAGCACATTCAAAATACATAGAGGACTTGTTTTTTGATTTAAATATAAATGAGTATTACGATAATTTACTTTTAGCTTATATAACAGGAGTAATTGCCCATGAAAAAGTATGGAAAAAGGACTTTGCTGGTAAGCCTTATTTGTCAAATTTAAAGGCTATACCGCCTGAGTATTTATGGCCTACAGAAAAAGGATTACAATTTAGAAAAAGTGTTAATAGTCATGAATTGTTAAATGCTAATAATAGTAAATTTTCTACTTTTGTTTTCTCACAGTTTTTAAACTTATCTCCTTTGGGGGACGGATTAGGTAAGGTTATATACTATCTTTTAAAACAAAGAGAAAAAATTGAGTGTTTAGCTAATATTTTTGCATTAAGAGGCGCTACTCCGACTACTGTATTGGAAGTAGCGGGGGAAGTTAAAAACTCCGTTGTAAAAACAATTATTTCAGATTTAAACAAGAACGATTCATGGAAAAACATTGCGTTACCACCTGGATTAAGTTTAAAGAATCTTACTAATACTTCTGCCAAATATGACATTTATAATTTGTTATTGACGCAGAATCAAACCTTAATTACGGACCAGTTAGCAGGTGAATCAGTCGTAGGTACAGATACAACTTCTGGACAAAGAGGGGCGCAAGAAGCTAGTAATTTAAGAAAAACAAGAGCCATAAGACTTGGATTAAAAGCTGTACAGCATATTAACAAAGATATTTTAAGGCCTGCCATAGACTATAAATTTGGTAAACAAAAAGAATATCCTACTTTTATTATGTCTATGCCTCAGCTTTCAAAACTAGGTTTAGCAACTATTCAAGACGCAATTGCGGTTCAATTATCATTAGGCCTTGAGGTAAATCCTTCTTGGTTCGAAAAAAACTATCAACTGGACATTAAACAGATTGGCGCGGACAGTTAATGACTTATCCTAATCAACCCGGCATTTATTGTTTTTATAATCTAGCCCCTAATAAACTTTATGTGGGTTCAGCAAAAAACTTACAAACTCCTATTAAACATCAAACCTTTTACAAGCACGTATCAGCCAAGTAAATGTGGTTATAATTTTAGATTCTATAGAAGAGTTTAAAAAGCGTTTTAATTATAAATTATTAAAAGAAGTAAAAGCTATTTTACAAGCGTTATGAAAAAAACTTTAAAATTTAAAAGCTTAAAATGTAATCCTCCTAACACACGGTGCGGCGGGAGATGCCTCGAACCAGCAAAGGATTGTTCTGATTCTGGGCCTAAAACTAAAGATGCTATTAACCAGTTATTTGCAACTAAACCAAGACAGCTTTTAAAAGCAGCAAAATTAAAAGGATTTGGGCCTATTCAATATATAACTCAACAGGAAGCTTTAAGAGCTTATGCTGTTTACGGGGGCGCAAATATTTTTGCAATAAAAAGAGGAGAAGTTGCACATCCTTATATAAAGATTAGTAAAATTGAGCAAAGTGCTGTTGATAAATACCATGATAAATTAAAAGCAGATAAAGCAGCTGCAGTATCATCAGCTAAAGCCTCCGGTAAAAAAGCCCCTTTTACTCTTTATGATAGATTAGCTAAAGCCGGAATTAGAGGGGATAATCCAAAAGTTTCTACAGAAGAAAAAGTAAAAATTTTTATTAGATTATACATGGAGCAAAACGGCCAAAGTTTTGCTACAGGCCGTAAATTAAATTTAAACCGGTTAGTAGTTGACCATGTAATACCTTTAACAGCTGGGGGTAAAAATTCAGCTGAAAATATGGTACTTATTGAAAGTAATATAAACTACTGGAAAAAGGCTATACCCACACAAAAGGATATGGCGTTGGCTCTTGAAAGAAAAATACAAGCGCCCGCTTCACCAGAATTATTAAAGTCTTATACAAAAGCTATTGCATCCGGTAATAAAACAGAAGCGGATAAGTTACAGAAGCAAATAATTTTAATAAATAAAGCAAGTGCTAGAAATTTAGATAGAGCACAAGCACAAGCCTATAAAGAAGGGGCTAAGGTAAAATTAACTACAGCGGCCTCTTATGACAATTTAAGATGGGCTAAGTTTAATACTGTAGATTCTTTAAATAATTTAAACGCAAAAGAAGTAAGGCAGTTATTAAAAGTACAAGCAAAAGAGAGCGGAACAGTCCGCGGTTGGTTAAAAAATAGAGCAACCCAAGAGCAAGTGGAATTAGCTCCTGCTAATGTGCAAAAAGCCCAAATATTTTTAACTAACGGAGGTAAATGGAAAGACATGCCTGATAGTTGGAAAGAGGCCTTTAAAGAGCGGTACTTATCTAATCAGCACCCCAAGGGTAATGCTGCAATAAAAAGTCAATATGGAAAACTCCCAGACGCGCCCAACTGGTTAGCCGCCAGCGGTTCTTAGAATGGGGCCCTACTACGTGGTTATTAACTTTAGTGTAATAAAATATTATGAAACAGACTCCAAGTGAATGGGCCTTATCTATTAAAGCTCAAGAAGAATCTTTAGAAGAACTAATTGTAAGAGTTAATGAAAAGCGCTGGTATGAAAACCCTGAAAAACAAGAGAAAGTACCCGTCCCTGTTGATTTAAAAAAAGTTAGAGAGCTAGTTTCTGATAAAGAAGCTTTTGATGTTCTTAATAGTAATATTTGGACTCTAACACTAGAAGCCGTTAAACACAGCGATTTTCAATCTGTAGCTTCTAATATTAAAGCAATGGTCGCAGGAGAATTACTATCTAAAGAGTCCGCTGTAAAATTAACTGCCGCTTTAAAGGCAACTCAATTAGACCCTACGTACCAAAAGCATATTTATACAAGTCTGTGCGCTCTTAATGGATACGAAGAAATTAAACTAACGGATTTAAACTAATGGAATTTGACTTACGCTCAGAACCAGTTTCTAAACAGAATAAAAAAACACGCTATAAAGAAGCGACCATCAGTAATAAAGTATACTTTGTTAATAGTAAAGTTAAAGCTAAGCATATGGTGCAAGTTGAAACTTTGTATGGAACAAAACTAGGAGACGTAGAGAAAGGTCTCCGTATTTTAGCTACTTTACTGTATGAAGCAATGGGTGTGGAGGCAATGACTTACGAGGAAATGCTGGAATATGACTTAGAAGAATTATCGCCCTTACTTTCTCTTGTAAGCTAACAACTATGGCTAAAACTATTTTTACAGCAGGCCGGGCTGTAACGGCTTCTTGGCTCAACTCGTCTCAGTACTTAGGGCCTTCAAATCCGGGGGTTGTTTTTGTTGCTAACCCTATTAATGATTTTGAGTATCCACTGTTAAAAGCGTCTTCTTTAGATTTACCAAATCTTTTTGGGTACTTTGTGGGAACGACCTCCGACCAAAATGTTGATGGTGAAAAAACCTTTTTAATTTCACCCAGAGTGCCTACAGCAACTAACAGCTCTGGTACTCAAGTAGTAAACATTGACAGGTTAAATACAGATTTAAACGGGGTAACGTCCACAACTACTTCTTTAATAACAAGTTTAGCAACAGACCTCTCTACTAATTATGTTAAGATAGCTGAGACTCAAACAATAACAGGCTCTAAAAAATTTGATTCTATCACCGTTCCATTACTACCTTCGTCTAGTGATGCCCCAATCAGCTCTAATTATTTTAATACAAATGCTGTATTAAGGTATAATGACCAAATTATAGATGGTCTTAAAACTTTTAATGTTTGCCCACAAGTACCCAATCCAGATTCTAGTTTAGATGCTGTAAATTACCAAACTTTATTAAGTTCTATTGCTCAAATTGTCAATCCCCAGGTTTCTTCTGGTTGCCTTAAATTCGGTGCAATACAAATTGTATTTGGGAGTACTGTAATTAGTGGAAACTGGTCTGGGGCAGTTTTAGGGACAGGGGCTTCTACTTATAGTACTTATGCAGCAAGCGCAAGTCCATTTCAAACTATAGTGGGAGGAGGAGCAGCTATAAATAGAAGAGTAGCTCTAGAATCAAATTTTGATATTAATGGCATAGCTTTTCAAGCTACGGAAATAGGCTCTGACCCTCAACCTGCAAATGGCCTTATTAGATGGGTAGTATTTGGATATATCTAATATGGCTACAATACAAGATTTAGCTAAATGGGCCTATGAAATTTATGGTAAAAGTGCAGACTTTAGAAAGTCAGAACTATGGTCCGCATTAGACCCATTAATTAACTCTCCTTTTGTGCCCAAAGAATGGAAAGATACCGTTGAAAATCTTGCCGAAGAGGGCCAAAAAACTATTAAAGATAAAACACAAAGTTTAATCACACCTTTTGAAAACAGATTTGGTCAGGATACTTCTGAAGAAAACATATTAAATCGAGAACCTCCTGATGCGGAAATAATTTATGATTACTTAGAAGCAGTGGAAGAACCTATTATTTTTTCGGGGGTTTCCCTAGAAGATTTTAAAGATAATACAGCTATTAATTACGATGTGTTTTTTCAAGAATGAACAATAAAACAAGGAAACTTTTAGATTTAGCCCTACAAGAAGCAGAAAAAAGAATTTCAGAATATACCCCTGCGGATTTAAATGCTTTAATTAAAGCGCTATCTACTACAGAAAAGCCTGAGCAAGTAGAACCTGTTAAGAAATTAACGGGATTTTTAACAAAAAGTGGTTATTAAATACATATAAACTATAATAAAAATGGCATTATATAATACACCTTTAGAGCCAAGTGTACAATTATCTGTTATAACGGAAACGGGCGTTGGAACAATTTCAAGCCCGGGTGCTTTTAATACAGTATATTTTTTAGGTTATCCAGGTAATCAATCAGATTTACCCTCATACTCCCCGGAATTAATTAATAGCATTGAGGATTACGAGAACAGAATCGGAGGAGTTCCAACGGACACTTTGGGTCTTGTAAACTACCTAAGTTTGGATGCAGCCTTTAAAAATTTAAAAGGAACGGGCTTAATTAAATACATTGCTGTTAGGCCTCCCACTAATATACATACTGTTTCTATTAACTCTACAGCAGTTGTTGGGGACATTGTGGGCTATTACTTAACAATTAATGGCATAGATATTAAAGGAACTATTACTATCCCAACAGGAACAACTAGCGTAAATGATTATTTAGCAGAAAAAATTGCTTTAAAAATTCAATCTATTGTTGAGTTACAAACTTCTGTTTATGTTAGGGAAGTTATTACAAACGCAATTGAATTTAGCCCTTTTGTAACAGGGCAAATATTGAATTTTGCTTTTTTAACTTCTACAGAAGGCACTGTATCATTAACCGCTTCTAACTACACCTGGGCTATTGGTACTCCGGCTTATACGGTACCTATTCAAAAAGATTATTCTCAAGCTTTGTATACCAGCCTTAAAAAAGATGATGCCCTAGGTATTATAATTGCGCCCGGTTTTTATTATACATCCACTTTTAAAGAAATTGAAAGGTTTAACAAATTAGCAGATTCTTTTTGCAGAAAATCAGACCAACAGCATTTGTTTATTACAGATGTCTCCAACCCTGATTTAAGTAAGGTGGCTGTATATGCGACAGTTCCTGAGTATTCTTCCGGGCAAGCTGTAGCTATTAATAGTCTAGTAAAATATAAAGGTTCTATTTATACCGGTAATACTCTGGCTGCCACACCCGCGGCTACAACAGCCGTTGTACCTATTGGTGCTAGAGTATTGTTGAGCACAGCTGTTAGTATTGCAGGTATTACTGGGACTGTTTTACAAAGTGTTAATGCAACTGCGCAATTTGTGAATCCATTAACGCCGACTCCAACCGAGCTCACAAAATTTATTGTTATTTCTACTCAGCAATTAATTAATGAGGCTTTAGTTAATAATAAACTTATTTTAGTAGAAAAAAGTTCTGCAACAGAGCAAGATTTATACCGTTATAGAGATAACTTTGATTCAGTTGAAGGACATTTGTCTGTATGTGCGCCTTATCAAAATTATTTAGGAACGGTATTAAGTACTGATTTTTATATTCCTGCCAGTAGTTATCAAGCGGGATTATGGATTTATGTTGCAAATACCTTTAGCTTAGCCACTCCTCCGGCTTCAGATGACTACGCCTTAGAAGCCACTTTAAATAGCCTATGGGAAGTTACTGAAACGGGGCATGCTTTACTTAATGGTAAAGGAATAAACATCATAAAAAATATTGGTGGTAATCAATATATAATGGGTTCCAGGACTCTGGCAAAATTAGATTTATATAATAGGCAAAACGCTCGAGCTATTCTTTCTTTATACGTTAGAAGTTTAAAGGCTGTTTTAAACCAAGGATTAGTTCTTAAACCTTTAACCAGCACAGGAGCATTTTTAGAAGGGCTAAAAATTAGAGCAGACCGCTTAAGTCGCGCCTTTTATTTGGCAGGCCTTCTTGATGGTAATACAGACACAGAAGCTTACAACAATAGAGCAGATAATGCCCTAAATCCCATAGCTAACTTACAACAAGGAATTGTAAAACTAGAGAGTAAAATTGCGCAGATAGGTATGACAGAAAAGATTATTGTTACAGTACAGGAAAGTTTATTAGGTGCCCTCAATACAATTCTTTAATACTATGAAAAATAGAACATTAGTTTTTACAGCGGGCAAAAAACCTGATTACACGTATAGTAATGAAGATGTTAAACAAATTGCAGAAAATTACACTGAGACTCAATACTCCGCTCCGTGGGTTTTAGGCCACAGCCCTAAGCCAGGTTCTCCTGCTGCTGGCTGGATTAGAGGCTTAGAATACGAAGAAGAAGAAGGGATTGGGCAATTATACGCTCTATCTGATTTCAATGCGTTAGGTGAAAATTGTATCAGCTCTAAAGAGTATGAAAACAAAAGTGTAAGTTTGTATGTCCCAGATAGTCCTTTCAATCCTAATCCGGGTGAATGGTCCTTAAGGCATATTGCTATGTTAGGCGCTGAGCCCCCTGTTTTAAAAGATTTAGGGCCAATCGCGGTTATTGATTATAGTGAAGAAGAAACAGAAACAGACTATGTTTTATATGCTTGTACTTGTAACTTAAATAAAGAATATATGGAACCCACTCTAGAAGAACTCAAAGCTGAAATTAATAAACTCAAAGCAGAAATTACTGAACTCAATGTTAAACAGCCTAAAGAATTACCCCCCGAGCCTGATGATGAAATGACGGCTCCAAAGCTCGACTCTGAAATGGCAGCTCTTAAAGAAGAACTAGCTAATGCTTACGCAGAGCTTAATGCAAGTAAAGAAGCTAACATGGCCCTTACAGTAAGTAGTGCTATTTCACCTTACTACTCTGAAGGCATTATTACAGAAGACGCTTTACCTGAAGCAACTTTAACTAATGTTGTTACAAAATTAACTTTAGGCTTAACAAACTATAGTGAAACTGAAAACCCATTAGCAGTAATTGAGGCTCTATTACAAGTAGTATCTTCTAATGTCCCCGCTGCTCCGGAATATGGTGAGACTTGGGAAAATACTGACCATAAGGCACCTGAAAAATCGGCCTATGACTCTGGTGACAGTCTTCATGATTTAGCAAGTGCAACTTCAAAAGAGTATGGCCTATCATACGGGCAAGCACTAAGCGCTGTTGTAGAAGCCCAAGAATTATCCAGTGTTAAGGCTATTAATTTTAGCGAATGTTTATCACAAACTATTAAAGGATACCGTAAATAATGATTGTTGCACAAGTAGTTGAATCTTTAACAAGTAAGTTTATCCCACGCACAGCTCCCACTTTGTTACAAGGAGTAGCTGTTACTAGAACAGGCGCACTAGTGACTAGTACAGCAGGCGCTGCAACAATGCTAGGTATTGCTCAATGTGATATGCCCGTATATGTTGCAAGCCCTCAAACAAATGGCATTCAGTATAATCAATCCAGAATGTTACCTATTGCTATTGAAGGGCGCTTGGCTATTCGAGTTCAAAGCGGACAATTTGCGGGCATTACCGTTGGAGCCGGTTTTGGTTTAGTCAATGGTGAAGCTGTTGTAATTGGTGTTAGTTCAACTGTGGCAGCTACTTCTTTAAGTGGCGCAAATATGGTTGTAGATGAAAAGATTCTCGGTGCGGCTGGCACAGGTTATATCTTAGTTTATGTTTACTAAGGAGCTTAATTAATATGCAATTGCCTGTGGAGACTGAAGCAAATATTGAAAAAGTTTTAGATTGGTTTGAAGAAGACTTATCTAGGTATCCAGCAGTGGGCTCTCAGGCTATTGTTGTAAGCCATGAATTAAATGTATTACCAGGAGAGGTTACTCTTGCTAATAGACGTGTAGCACTGGGTTTAAGAACTTTAAAGGCGTCCAAAAAAAGTTCCAAAGTTTCTGTGGTTATTAAAGATACAAATAAAGAAAAATAAATATGTATAGTACTAATAATATTAAGCTTTTTGGTGGTCAGACTCTTACGGGTTTGGCACAAGGTTATTGCTCTGATACGCCTCTTGTTGGCCAATTTATTGCTCCTGTAGTTTCAGTTACTTGTAGAACAGGCGCTATTATTCGATTTGGTAAAGAAGCTTTTGCAACTCAAGACACCCGTAGAGCCTACACAGCTAAAGTTGCGACGGTGAATTCTAAGTTTAGTGCCGACACTTATACTCTAGAATCTAACGCCCTGGCTTATGAAATTCCTGTTGAAGTTCTAGAAGAAACTGGTTGTTTAACTTGTGTTAATCAAGATGCGATTGATTTACGGCAGATTGAAACAAATAACATTATTGCGCGACTCAATCGAGGCCATGAACTTAATGTTATTAATCTAGTCACTTCTTCTGACACTTATGAACCTACAAACTACAATGCAAGTATTACTGGAGGAGTGCCTGGGTCTAATTTGGCGTGGAACGCTGCTGGCTCAACTCCTATTCGAGATGTACTGGCTCTTCAATCTATTGTACGAAAAGCGGCTGGTTGCCGTTTTAATTCCATTGTATTAGGTTCTAATATTTATGAAATTTTACTAACTCACCCGGATATTGTTGGGCGAGTTCAATATACTTCAGCAGAAAGTATTAATGCAGATGTCCTGGCTAGATATTTTAATGTGGATGCTGTTTTTGTAGCAGATGCTGTTAGTCTGGATAATACCGGAAACTTGTCTAGCATGTTCCCAGAAAATGGCTTATTGTGCTTTTATTCTCCAGCACCTAATCAGAAAGCGGTTGCTCTAGCTCCTTCTACTGGCTATACAAAAGCAACCCCCGCAAGTTTTTATACGTATATGCTAAAACGAGGCTTTGTTGTTTCACCTGAAAAACTGTATGACATTACGGATAATGGTGATAGTGCAAACGTTGTTAGAGCGGTTGTTAATGCGGAATATCAAGTACAAGCTGTGGGTCTTGGTGCCACAAACCGTGTTAATACCGCTGTGTATATCGCGGATTGTACTCTATAACTAAAGCTTTATGGGCGTAATCAACGGGTTAATCTCCGGTATTTATGCGGGGGGCACAAATAATTCTGAACTAATCGCCGTTGCAGTAGACCAAGACGGTAGACTTCTTGTGTCAGGGGGAGGAGGGGGAGGAGGAGGAGGATACACTCCTGCGCCATCAATCCGACCTATCATTAACGGCACAATTATAGCAGCGGCTGTATCTCAAGTTGTCTTGAATGCAGACTCAACTCGCGTTTATGTTGAGTTTTTTCCTGCTGCAGTAGACTACTGGATTAATTTTGGTAGTCCAGCTGGAATTGACACAGGAATTCTTATTAGGGCAAATGACGGTGGTTGGTACAGTCCGGCAAATTTGTCTGTACAAAGTAGTGTTACAATCTGGTGCGCTACTGCTGGTAACAAATTCACTATACTAGAAGGATAATTTATATGCCATTTCGTCAACCTCAAAATTACGTAGCAAAGTTAATCCACCGTTACGATTTGACTCAAGACTTTACTGACTTTTTTGGTGGGGGCAGTTTAGAACCACTGGGTGGTATTCGCTCAAGTACAGGATATAGTTTTACAGAACAGCAGGGTTTAAAACTAGTTAATTTGGTGCCGCCTAATAATTTTTCATTGTTGATAGACTTTAAGTATACTTATACCTCAAGTTATAACAAATTGGTTGACACAACTAATTTAACAAGCGATTTAGGTATTTACTTAACTAATCAAAGTTTATCTCTATACAGTCCAACAATCACAGTAAATTCGCCACTATTAATTGCACCAGGCACCCCCGGACGCTTAGTTGTAGTGTCAGATTTAGAACAACCGTACATTAGGGCTTATTTTAATGGCAATTTAATTGCGGCCGCAGTTATCGCAGATATTTTAGATAATACAAGCGGTTTCGTGCATCTTTTTCAGGATGATGCTGTAGCTGGTTCTACAGAAACAATAGTGGGAGAGTGCACACAAATAGCTATTTTTGATGGTGCATTATCAAATCAACAAGTACTATCATTAGGTACTGTAGGCCATATATTTTAATACCATAATGACAATTTATAATCCAATTAGTGAAGCGCAATTTTTAGTTTCTTTCTCAAAATTTGGCTCTTTCCTTTTTACAGAAAAATCGGGAGGAGAGATTGACGTTGAAACTTCTGACTATCCTAACGGCTCTGGAATGGAGATTCATCAATTATCAGGCCCCCGAAAAGTTTCTCCTATTACTCTTAAAGCCCCCTTTGACCCAGCCTTGCAAGCTTATTTAGACCCCATTATTTTGAGTTGGTCCTGTGAAACTGGCACTATTACCATTACGCCAGTTAATTGTCAAGGGGAAAGAAGCACTACGCCTGGTGGCGTTTTAACTCCTATTTCTGGTATTACTGGTGTAACCCCCGCAGCTATTGGAGAATCTTATACTTATTATGGCGTAAGGATTAAAAAATATACGCCCCCAAAAGTGGATAGAAAAAGCGCAAACTCTGCTATGATTGAATTAGAATTTGTAGCCAATAGCATGCAAAGAGGCGGTTCTTATAAACCAGCCGGTAGTACAGGAAGCCCTACAACAGGAAGTTCATCAGTACTAAATAGTATTCAAGATTTCCTTAAAACAAGTCCCGTAGCTTAATAACTACTTTATTGCTGGTTTGAGCCCTGTAGTTAATAGGGCTTTTTTATTACTTTTGGTTATTATTCCTATAACTACTTTTAAAATGAAAAAAATATTTATAGACATCGGCCATGGTATAAGCCCAGACACAGGCGCAGTTGGCTTAATCGCGGAAGAAACTGTTATTAACGCTGTTGGAACAATTGTAATACAAAAATTAAAAGCTAAAGGTTATTCCGTGGAGCAATCCAAGGTATCAAATCCAAGCTCTGTAACAGATAGCTTAAACCAAAGAGTAGCCCAATCAAAAGCTTTTGGCCCTGATTTATTCATTAGTATTCATGCAAATGCTTCTGTAAGTACGGACAGACCCGTTGGTACAGAAGTTTATTATAATAAAAAAGGTTCTTCTTTATCCTCCGCTACAAAAATTGTAAATAATATTGCTAATCTAGGCTTTAATAACCGGGGCACTAAAACCGCTTCTTTTAGGGTTTTGTCTGCAAATCCCGCCCCTTCTATTTTAATAGAACTGTTCTTTGTAGACTCAAAAGCAGATGTTGCTTTATATAATACAAAAGGTGCTATTAATTTAGCAGAAGCGATTGTGGCTGGTATAGAAGGTACTACCACTACGGGGGCAAGTCCTATTTCTAGTGATACAGTAGAAAATAAAGCCACTTCTGAAACAGAACGGTTTATATGCAAAATAAAACAATACTGCGCTAAAAAAAACTTCAATACTGCGGCTTTTTTGGCTGTGCGCTTATTTGAGACAGGGGGCAGTTTATCTGCTTGGTACTACGCAAGTTTAAAGCAATCTGTCCAATATATAGAAAAAGGGGAAAGGCTTTCTGCTTTTGGTTTGTTACAGTGGACCCCTATCGGGTTAGAACCAGTTTTAAAAGACTTGGGAATAACTACAGGTAAAACAAGAGAGGGGCATATCTTAGCTTATAAAAAAGTTCAAAAATATAACCGTTTAGAGCAATTGGATTTATGTTTTAAGTACTTCGATTTTTGGGACCCCATTACTTCAAAAAGAACCGGCATAGACAGAACTTCTGTTTTATACCAATACGTTTTGACTTTAAGCCCAGGTGCGGGGGCTAATTATAAAGACGGTAATGGAGTCACAGCCAATGAAATTATAAATAGAAAAAGCTTTAAAGCCTACTTAGCTCAGGCAGAAGGCATGCTAAACGGGTCCGTTGCGGTACCCAATGACAGCCTTGAAGTACAAGTGATAAGGCCTGATGGTTTAGCTACCTATCAAAAAATACAAGGGTCACAAAAAGTTTCTCCAGATACTTGTGATATTGCAGGAGATTATACCTCAAATACTCTAAGTAATAACTCCGCAGCAACAACACAATTAGATAAAAAAGCTTCTACTAGCTTAGAAGATAAACTGCCTCTAAAACTTAGTTTTAGTATCCCAGAATACCCTCGTTTAATTAATTTAAAACCAGGTGATGTGCTAGTATTACCACCCTCTGCAACATACCGGGATTGGCTTGTTACTTCTGTAAATAGAGAATTCAATCAAGGAATTAATATCCTTTCTATACAAGCTAATAGGCCTCTTTCAACAAAACCTTTCGTGCAGTCAGAGGGGTTAAATCCCCAAAATACTTTCAATACAGGCACTATGGAGTATTATTGGCTGTCTAGTTAAATACAAAGTGTAACATAATAGCCATTAACTGTTCTAAGATTGCCCCGTAAACACTGACTTAGATTGCTATGATTAATT